TATAATGGCTAGAGGCACCAAAAGAACACCAACAACAACACCAACAAATGAAGTTGTGGTAACAAGAACGAAAAAAGAATTAATTTGTTCAATTGTTAAAAAAAAGACTAAAGAAAAATTTTTATCTGAAAGTCAAAAAGAATATTACAATAAACTAGAAACAAACCAAATCACAATATGTTCGGGGCCAGCTGGGGTTGGTAAAAGTTATATTGCAATGAAAGCAGCGGTAGACTTATTAGTTGACCCAAAAACTCCTTACGAGAAAATTATTATTGTAAGACCCGCGGTTGAAGCTGAAGAAAAATTAGGAAGTTTACCAGGAGGTGTTGAAGAAAAATTAGACCCTTATATTTTTCCATCATATTACTTATTAAATAAAATCATTGGTAAAGAATCTAGAGAAAAATTAAAAGATATTGAGGCGATAGAAGTTTTTGCTTTGGCATATATGAGAGGAATGAATATTGATAATTCAATATTAATCTTTGAAGAGGCTCAAAACTCTACCCCAAGTCAAATGAAACTTCTTTTAACAAGAATTGGATTTAATTCTAAATTCTTTATTTCAGGTGATTTAGAACAATTTGATAGACATAAAGATAAAACTCACACTGGGTTATGGGATGTTCTTCAAAAATTTCAAGATATGACCGATGTTGCAACATTTGAATTTAAACCTGAAGATATTGTAAGAAATCCTTTAATTTCAAAAATTTTAAAAAGATACGAAGAATGAGAGTAGGAGTAGAATTAAATGGAGTACTTAGAGATACACTAAAAAAAATTCAACAAGAATATGAGAAATGGTATATTGAAAATCCTTTTAACGAAGATGAAGAATTTGAATATGAAGTTATAACAAAACTAACAACTTTAGATATTTCCAAACATCTTAAATTTAAAAATGAAGATGAACTTTATGATTTTTTATATAAAGAACATACAATGGAGATTTTTGGACACGCTGGTTCTGTTGAAACTTCGGGAATGATGGATATTAATGATTTTTATTTAGATATGAGAGATATTCATGATATCAAAATAGTTTCTGATGAAATTGGTAAATCAAAACCCGCATCATTATTTTTCATATCTAAGTTTGGATGTTTAATAGAATCTGTTAAGTTTTATAGTGAAAGTACAATTAATTCACTTTGGGACTCTATAGACATTTTACTTACTGCAAATCCTAAACTATTATTAAATCATCCTGAAAATAAGACCGTAATTAAATATGTCACTTCTTATAACTCAGATATAAAAACAGAGCATGAGATATCAACAATCAAAGAGCTCAAATCAAAAATAGAAGAAATAGCATGATAAATGTATTAGGTGAAAATTATTACATTGATTTAGATGTAATTGAGCAATATCTTGATATGTCGGACGACACGTCACCTGAGTTTTTATCAGGAACAACAGAAATGAAAATTAACATTATTAAATTTGAAATGGTAAAAATGTTATTAGAAACAGTATTAACTGAACAAGATGTTGTTGATGAAAAATTAGGAATGAAAAGTAGTTCAAACACCAGCATTCCGTTTAGGATTGCATTCAACAGTCTTTTAAACAAAAAATTAATCAATCATTATTAATATGGAAAACACAATAGAAGAAAAAGTAAAACAGTCCATTCAGGTTTTGAGAAACAAACAATCAAGAATTTATTTTTTAGTACAAGATACTAAAGGTAATGCAAAGGCTTCTGTTAGATACATTTACCAAATGGCAAAAACATTAAAAGACAACGGGTTTAATCCAATCATTTTACATGAAAAAGCCGATTATTCTGGAGTTGTTGCTTGGCTAGATGAAGAGTATATGTCTATACCACATAAAGCAATTGAAGGTCAAAATTTAGAAATTTCTCCTGAAGATTTCTTAGTAATCCCTGAATTATTTGGTTATGTTATGGACCAAGTAAAACAATTACCTTGCGCTAAAATTGTTCTAACACAACAATACGCACACATGTTAGAAACATTACAACCAGGACAGTCATGGAATCAATTTGGTTTTATGAAATGTATTACAACATCTAACAAACAAAAAGAATATGTTGAAAGAGTGATGAGACAATCATCTTTTGATGTTCTTGAACCGTACATTACGGATTCGTTTAAACCTAAATCAACTCCTCCTATGCCGATTATTGGCATACACACAAAAGAACAAAGTGATGCAATCAATATCATTAAAACTTTTTATTTAAAATTCCCTCAATATAGATGGTTCACATTTAGAGATTTGAGAGGTTTATCTGAAAAAGAATTTGCAAACTCACTAAGCGATTGTTTTGTAAGCACATGGATTGATGACGACAGTGCCTTTGGTACATTCCCATTAGAATCTATGAAATCAGGTGTTCCTGTCATTGGTAAAGTACCTAACATTGCACCAGATTGGATGACAGAGGAAAATGGTATTTGGATTACAGATAAGACATTATTTGCCGATGTTATTGCAGACTATATACAAAATTGGCTTGAAGATAACATTAATCCTGAAATCCAAGATGAAATGAAAAAAACAATAGAGCAGATTTCAGATAAACAAAAATTTGATTCAAGTGTTGTAACATTATTTAGTGGATACTTAAACACAAGAGCAGATTCATTCGAACAACAAATTTCAAAAACAGAAGAATAATATGAGCAATAAATTATCACTTTCAGTTATACTACCAATCAAATCATCAAAAGCTAGAAATTTTGATGAATATTTTGAAAAAGCAATTACATCACTTAAGAATCAACAAATTGAGTTTGAAGAGGTTGTGATTGTACACACTAGCGAAGAACAATTAGTTACATTACTTAATGGTTATGATTTTGGAAATCTTACAGTAAATAAATTACTTTGGGATAAAGACCCAAACTATTGCGACCAAGTAAACTATGGAATTAAAAATGCAAAAGGAACATGGGTTTCTCTTTTTGAATTTGATGATGAATATTCATCTATCTGGTTTAAGAATGTAGACAAATACATTAAATCATATCCTGAAGTTCAAATGTTTTTACCAGTTGTTGTTGAAACAGATGAAAAAGGTATTTTTGCAGGATTTACAAATGAAGCAACATTTGCAGCAAATTTCACACAAGAAATGGGATTTTTAACAAATGAAACATTACAAGATTATCAAAATTTCCAAACTGCAGGTTCTGTATTTAAGAAAGAAATTGTTAATGATTTTGGAGGGTTTAAACCATCCATTAAATTAACATTCATATATGAATTTTTATTAAGACTTACATACAATTCAATTCAAATCATGACTATACCAAAACTTGGGTATAAACATGTTAACCTTAGAGAGGGCTCAATTTTTTGGAACTATAAAAATGGAGACGAAAAAATGATTGAGGATGAGGTTAAGTTTTGGATTCAAACTGCAAAAAAAGAATATTTCTTCACTGACGACAGAGTCATAAAATATCAATCTGAAAATGCATAAATGCAAGAAACTCTATCTGCAACAACAGAAGATGTTTTATCTAAAAAAAGAGGAAGAAAGGCAGTTAACTTAAATTATTTTGATGTAAGAGAAGAAGAAGCGGTTAGAAACTTTTTAATCGCAGAAAGCTCATACGATAAAAATAAAATATATAATGAATTTTTAAGAGGCCCTCTTGATAAGATGATTTCATCTATTATACGACGATATAAATTATATCGTAAGGACATGGATTTTAACGAAATTCATACGGATACTCATTCGTTTTTAATGACGAAAGTTGACAAGTTTAAACCAGATAAGAATAAGAAAGCTTATTCTTATTTTGGTACAATTTGTAAAAATTACTTAATGGGTCAAATTATTAAAGACCAAAAAGAAACGAACAGAAAAATATCATATGAAGACATATCTTCAAGTTTAGAAGAAAGACCTGATATGAGTTATAGAATTGATGATGATATTGTAGAAACACATGTTATTATTAATGAATATTTAAAAGAGTTAAAAGAATTTATTGATAATGAAAATTTAAACGATAATGAAAAAAAATTAGGGTACGCCCTTATTGATTTGTTTGATAACTATGAAAGTATCTTTTCAGGAGCTGATAATAACAAATTTAATAAAAATGTAATATTACTTTCACTGAGAGAAATGACTAACTTAAGTACTAAAGAGATTAGAAGTTCAATTAAAAGGTTTAAAAAATTATATACAGTTATTCAGATTAAAATGAAAAACTAATTAAAAAAGTATTTATAGGTATGCCAAGACCACAAAGAAAAGAAATTAATTTTACAAAAGATTCAATCTTGTCTTTAATGCAAGAAATCTACAATGAACTTGTAGAACAAAGACAGACTGCTATCAGAATTCAAAATAAAATGTTAGCAATGTTAAAAGACCCTGCGGACATGACCACTATTGGACCTGTAATTGAAAAACAACAAAAAATTGTCAACGACTGCGTTGAAAAAAAAATTAGTTTATCAAAATTACAATCTGGTATTTGGGAAAAATCTAATAACAATACAGAATCATTCTCACTTGCAGATTTAGATGACGATTTAATACAGAATCTTATAGAAAAAGATGTTTCTAACGATGAAGAAACATATAAAATGAAATAAGAAATGCAAGCATTAGATATAAATTCGGCACAAGATTCAATACAGAGCAAGATAACTTCATTTAAAACTTATCTTGATGTTTCAGGCGCCGCTAAAAATTTAAAAAATGCTGGAGATTCTGCTTCTAAATCCGCATCACAGCTTACATCTCAGTTAGACAAAATTAAAAATCTACAAAAAAGATTTTTTAGGGAACCACCTAATTCAATGGACCAATTGTTAGGATTCTTAGGTCAAACTCAGGGAACTGGTTCAGGGACTTCAACATATATTAGAAAAAAAATGTTAGAAGCGGCTGCATTAATTGAACCAAAATTATCTGTTATTATTAAAGATGAAACAATTAAAGCATTAGGATGTTCAATTGAACAAACATATAATGGAATTTCATCAACAGTTCTTGAGTCGCAACCTTTGTCTACATTACCTCAACAAAATGGAATTTATATTCCTGTCAGTTCTGTTGATTTGTTTTCAAATTTAAAACAATCACCTGAAACTGATTTTGGTAAAATTTTTTATGAGTCCCAAGCACCTTCTGCAGACCAAAAATTTAGACCTTACGGTGGAGATGTTCCATTCCCAATGAACAAACAACTTTATCAATTAATGGAGTCTAACAATACTGGTAGGTCATTTAGTCAAATTAATGGTAAAAATTATTTAGGTAAATCTGGTCAAAATTTATTTGATGTACAATATTCAAATATAAATAGTTTTGGTGTTACGGGAGATTATTATCGTATCGCATTAATAAATAGAGAAGACGGTTCAGGTAATATCACCAATAATGTTGGGGAATTTATTTCAGATTACTACAGTACAATTAAATTAGTTGATTCCGTAGATATTGGTGCTCAAATTGTTAATATCATTTCAGGCGCTGTTAGTATAAATGCTCAGGTTGGTTATGGTCAACTTGACCAACAATCAAAATTTGATTTATTAGTACAAAGAATTTTAGGATTATGTTTTGACTCAAGACGAGAAATTGATGTTAGTGGTGTGGCTAAAGTCGCAGAGCTGGATGGCGTTGATGATAAGTTTTTTGAATTAACTGAAATAGATTTAAGAAATATTGAGGTTAACATTAATAACATTCAAAATGGTGTTATGGAATTTGTTGATTGTGATAATGTTAAAGTTCCTGTAGATACTGAAGTTCTTATAAGTCAATTAATAGATTTTAGAGATACTCTAACAGGTCAAACAGTAGAACAACAAGTTTCTACTTTAGAAACCATTGTTGATTCAATATCGCAAAATCCAGATTGGAGAGCAAGAATACCAAACAATTTTAATGTTAATGTATCAATTAACACAAATGTTATTAAGAAAATACCTTTGGCGGTTGCTGCAAGTGTATTAAGCCCAAAAGTCTTATTACCTCTCTACACTTTACTATCAGTAGTTCAATCGGGAGCAACTTATACCTATAATCAAGCCGTGACAAGTGCCAATACCGCAACAAATAACGTAAACACCTCAATTACAAATGCGGGAAATGCTGGTGCAAACATTGGTCAGGCTGGAAGTAATATCGTTACTAATGGGGCAGATTTTTTGAAAACATACAAAACATTTGCAATACAAGTCATTTCTAAAGTGAATGCCGAATTTCTTAAAGTTTTATTTGAAATATTAAAAAAAGACATTGTTAATTTAGTCGCTAGTATTATTTCAGATGTTTCTAAATCTCAACAAGCTAAGAAATATGCAATGATTTTAAGATTAATTCAAATTGCATTAATCGTAGCGCAATTAATAGATGATTATAGAAAATGTAAAAATTTATTAGATAACATTTTATTATTACTTAGCGTAATTGGTCAAACTTTAGGTGGAGGACAAACCATACCATTCCCGTTATTAGCCCTTTCAAGTGCATTACCAGGTATTTCTGCAGAACAAATGACCATAAATACAATTCAATCTCTTCAAGCTATAGGAGTTCCAACAGGTGCTCTTCCTGATGGTTCACCAAATCTTATGTTACAATTTAATTTAGCATCAAATAAAGGAATTGTTTCTAACATAACTGAAGAAGGTAAAATTGAGGGGATTGGTGCATCTGGTCCAGTAACAGGTAAATTAATATAAAATGAAAAACGAAGAATTTCAAAATATTTTGGATGAACAAAAAAATTTAAAAGACTTACCTAATACTAAGTTAGTTGAGTTTATGGATTTGTTATCTTCTGATTTTGAATTGACAAAACAATCAATTATTAACTCAACAGTTTATTTAGATAAAATTGAAGAGTTATATAATAATGTCCTAAACGTATACCAAGACAGAACTAATGGAAGATAATTCAATATTTTTTCAGTGTAAGGTTTTAAATACCGATGACCCAATGATGTTGGGTAGAATTAGAGGTGTTAGACTTATTGATAACTATGAAGATATTCTTAAGAGTATCTCAGACCCGCCATGGAATGAAGAGAAAGATATTTGGACATCAAGAGACCCTCTTATTTTTAATCCTTTATTACCATATTTTATTTACGCAACACCAAAGGTAGATGAACTTATTCAAGTAATTTACATGAATAAAGATTTTAAATACCAAAACCAATATTATGTTCAAAATACATTCTCAAGTCCAACTGCGACTTTCAAAGAATTTTATTATGGAGGTAATAAGTTTACTGGTACAGGTATGCAAATTAAAAATCCAAAGCCTTTAAAGAATCAAGATGGGTCATATACTGACCAAGCAATTCATAAAGGCATTTTTCCTCAACCTGGTGATAATGCGATTATGGGTAGAGGTAGCGCTGACATGATTGTAAAACAAGATGAAATCTTAATTCGTGCTGGTAAATTTAAAGGGCAATATTTAAAACCAAATGTAATTCCTGTTGCAAATCCACAAAGAGGTTTTTTACAACTTAGTAAATTTCAGCAAACTAAAGAAAATTTAGAACCTAAAACTTACTATGAACTTAAAGAAGAGGTTTTACTAACAAAATATTTAATTGAATGGGTTGTCACTAATCCTGAAAATACTCAAGATAAATTCTCGGGTGCAGTATATCTTTATCAACTTAAACCAGATTCTTCAACTAATTCAAAAAACTTAACATTAACAAGTGAAGTTTCTGAAAATCTTAAAAAATTAGTTGCAAGTGAATCATTTACATTATTATCAAAAACAGAAGTAATTAAGTTTATTAATAATTTTATTAAAACTTGTAACGCAACTAACGTAACCGCAAGCGGTGTTAAATTATTTCCTGATAATAATGCGAGTACTAAATTCCCAATATTTTATAGACCTAATTCATTAATGTATTCAAAACTAGACCCATCAACCAACTCAGGGTCAGGAGCGGGTAATGTTGAAATTAAAAATATTACGGATATATACAGAGCAATTAAACTAACACCTGCAATTAAAGGTGGATACGGATTAATATACGCCAAAGGTAAAGTAGGTATACCTAAAACCCCCGTTAAAAAAGTAGTTCCTCAATCTAAATATGTTACTTCAGAATCATCATATGGCGCATTAGGTAGTGATAAATTATTCTTATTGTCCCATAATTCTCAAATTCCTGGTAAGTCAAAAATTAATTTTGATGATACTTTATATGGTATTAGTCCTGAAAAATTTGCAGATGATATTATACCAAACACTTCAAGTATGGTGAGGGGAGAAGAGTTATTAGAATTAATAGACATGATTGTTAGATTCTTAATTACCCACACTCATGCATTTCCTGGTTTACCACCAGTACCTGTAACACAAGACGGTTCAAGTACCGCAAAGATGCTTACAGAGTTAAATAATGCTGTTGAAAAAATACTTAGTAGTAATATCCGACTTAATTGATATTTATAGTAAAAACATAAATGTCAATTCTAAGGTCTTACATAGATAAAAATAATACCATTGTATCAAACTCATATGTTAATACAGGAAGAAACCCTGTTATTGAATTAAATTTTGGTGCTTCGGATTACATAGTTCCTAATTACGGTTACTCAAGATTACTTTTCAACTTAGATTTATCTTTGTTAGAAGAAAACATTGCAACAGGTGTTATATCAACAGGATGTACATCAGCAATGACTCATACATTAAAAATGACAAATACTTCATCATTTGATAATGAATTACTTAATACATTCATGTCAAACGAAAGAAGAAGAGCTACATCATTTGATTTAATTTTATTTAGAATACCCAATGTATCTGGTGATACAGGAACCCCACAATATTGGGATGAGGGTGTTGGATACGATTACACCGATTTTAATATCGCCAAAGGAAGTGCTCAAGGAGGAATTTCTCCATTAACTTATGTTGATAGTAGAGCATTCTCAACAAGACCTTCAAACTGGTACCAAACAACAACAATTAATGATTGGTCTCAACCAGGAGTTTACAGTAACACAAATAGTGGTACGGTTAATTATTCAGGACTTACAATTGTTGCAAGACAACATTTTGAATTAGGTAATGAAGACATCAATATGGATATGTCTGATGAGATTAATGGTATCTTAAACGGTTCTATAACAGGTGTTACAGGATGGGGATTAGCTTACCTTCCTCAAATTGAAAATATCACAGGATTAACTGATAGTTATAGTGTTGCATTCTTTTCAAGACACACACAAACATTTTATCAACCTTATCTTTTAACAAACTATAGTGATTTAATTCAAGATGACAGAAACCAATTCTTAAAAAGTCAAACAAACAAATTATACTTATACGTTTATCAAAATGGAGATTTTGTAAATTTAGATAATAATCCTACAGTTACAATCAACGGTAGAGATGGATTGCCTTGGAGCGGAGCAACTAATTTAACAACTTGTTTAATTTCAAAAGGAATATATGAAGTTACGGTTCCTAACGTATTTTTATCTTGTCCTGTACCATGTATGTTTTACGATGTGTGGTCAAATTTATCAATTAATGGACAAGGAATACCTAACGTAGAAAATCAATTTACATTACAACCATATAACGCAGGTATCCAAATAGGCCCTGTATCTAAAGAACCTCAAATTTTTGGATTTGATTTTTATGGTATATTACAAAACGAACAAATTTTAAATTCAGACATTAGAAAAGTTGGGGTTACAATTAAAAAAGCCTATACAGGTCAACAAGTTCTTTTGAATGTTTCTGCATCATATAGAGTATATGTTATGGAAGGCACTACTGAAGTATTAGTCCAAGATTGGACACCAATTAATAGAACACCTAATGAATATTATTTTATTTTTGATATGAGAGATAAAATACCAAATCAATATTATGTTGATATTCAGGTGAGTACTTCTGGTGAGAAAGATACTTATAAAAGACAATTAACATTTAATGTTGTAAATACAAAACAATCATGAGTAAAATAGTAAAATTAACAGAAAGAGATTTGAACCATCTTGTAATGAAGGTTCTTAAAGAACAAGAAGAGGCTAATTATATGTTCTTTAGTAATTTAAAACAAATAAAAAGACAGTGTGAGATGATGCTAGAAATGGACCCTCACCAAATTGATGAATTAATTCAAAATGGACATGACTGGGCTGATGACCATATATCCGAAGCTAAGACTAATATTGACCAAGTATTTGATTTCTTTAAAAATGAAATGTCAAAAGAGTACACTGATTATGAAGACGTTGAGGAAAATTCATTATCTGAAGGCAGAAAAAAAACAGGTACTAAATTATGTGCAAGGGGTAAGGCGGCTGCAAAATCAAAATTCAAAGTATACCCTTCAGCATATGCTAACGGATACGCCGTTTCTGTTTGTAAAGGTAGAATCAAAGGATTAGACGGACAAAAACATTGTTCAGGCGCTTATTGTTAAAAAAATATTTTAAAATTTATTTTTAATTTTAAGTAATTTGTTTACATTTGTAGTATGGAAAACAAAGTTGTGGGATATATCCCTCGTTTATTATTTAGAATTTATTTAAATCTTAAAGATAAATTTGACCCGAAACCTCCAGTTCCAGAAGAGGTAGAAACTTGTACTCATATTGTTCTCAAAGTTCTTAGTTACGAAGATACTGAATTAGTATATGCACCTGTTTCAAACAAAAGATTTATAGTAAATGAAGAAAAAGGTATGGCAATAACTATTGAAAATAGAGTTATCCATATAATCAATCACGTATACAGTTATAGCATATACATGGAAAATAATGAATGTTACGGTAAAATTTTAAAAAAATTTGATGATATTTCTGAAAAGAAAAAAAATGAATTAGAAGTAAAACTTACTAATAATATCAAACACTCTTTAAATAAAATTTTAGAAGGACTCTCTTAAAACTTTTTTAATTAAATCTCTAATTGACTCATTCTTAGGTTTATAATGAGTCATTTTTGGCTTATTACCAGTACCTGATTTTGAATGTGTTTTTTCAGCCTTTCTTTTTTGTTGACATGCTGACCTTTTTTGAGAATCACTCATTTTACTTGCAACACCTGCCGCTCTACATTTTGGATACCCTTTATCACTTGCTTCAGGTCTACCACATGGAGGATGTCCTCCACCTTCTTTTTTACGACAAATATTTACCCAAGGCCCTTTAGGCTGTGAACTCCCTTTTGGTTTTTTCTTTGTGCCAAACCAAACCGCCAAATCTTCTTTAAGTGGCCCAACCGCTTGTTGAATTAATTTTTCAGGTGGCTCAACGTCGGCAATATTACTACCTTCATCATCATTCTGACCTGTATAGAAACTTTTAAGATAGGTATCAATACGAGATAATTTTTCGGTTTTGTTTTCCATACGTTTTCTTTCACCAGGAGTTTCTTTAAATTCACCAGAAGCTTCTTCATATGCTAGCTCGGCATTTGTGTATTGATAAACAGGAATATTATATGGGGCAAGTTGGTCTTTTTGCCAATCTTGTGGAGCAAGAACGATTGGGGTTTTAAAATGACCCGAAGCCCCTGAACCTGTTGCTTCCTTAATATGTTTTTTATTTAATCCCATGTGTATCTATAAATAGTTTAATTAACAAAAAAAGGGTCTCACGGGACCCTTTTTCATTTATAACTTATTTCCACAAGACGGACAGAACTTATAGTTCTTTTTTGTCTTGGTTCCACATTCAGTACAATATTGTCTGATTTCTTCAACACTTACGTTTTTTGTACTTGCAGGTTGAATTTTAAATTGAATTGTATGTGATGTGTGATAGTAAAATTGTTCATATGAATTTGTAAAATTTTGATTAGATTGTTCTCCTTTTTCAACTCTACCTGTTTCAATGGATTTCTTACTTTTTCTTTCAAAATATAACCCTTTATCTTTAAGGTCTTTCATTATCGCATCAGTATTGATTGAACTTGTGTAAGTCGCATTTGAAGTGTTAAAGGTTGATGTGGTTGTTGAATATCCCATTCCTCCAGTAGTACTGATTGTTGTTCCATAATACGGATTAATAGTTGTACTTGGACTACCATAAATGGTTCTATTACTACCTACATATAAAAAATTATTACTAATATATTGTTCGTCATAGAACTCAACTAATACATCACCATTTAAATCAATTGCAGACCTGTTTTCAGACGTGTCTTTTACTTTATAGGTACTGAACTCAAACTTGTTGTTAGAGTCAAGGAAACGTTCTAAAAACACTCTCTGACCTGGTCTCAATACAACACCACTTGTGGAAATGTATTCACCATTTAATTTAATCTTACAGAGAACCGATTTTTGTTTAGGATTGTGAATTTCAAATTCAAAATTGTCTTTATCATTTAAGAAGACAATGTGGCCATTATAGACCTTTAGACGTGACTTTTTCTTTGTGATGTGCGCAGTCGGTTTGCCCACTTGTGTTGCGTAATTCATGTTTTTTTAATTTTATATTAGCTTATGACTACGTTACCAATACCTTTGTGTCCGTGAATACTCAACAGCCTGTTATGACTGGGGACTGATAAACTAAAATCTATTAATAATTATAATAAAAATTATTTTGTGGTAAATAAAAAATTTGTATATTTGTAATTATGAAAAAATTAATATTTTTAATTGTAATACTTTCATCTTGTGTGACTCAAAAATTCTATTCTGAAAATGGAAGAAGAATTTCAAAAAAAACTTATAATGCAATGAAAGAAAGGAGATTCAACTATGTTATGAATCACATGAATGACGTTGATAAATCCATTATTAAAACATTGAAAATAACTGAAACAGTTAAAGATTCTTTAATTAAAACTTACGATAATTATTGAGGATTTTGCTGGATATATTGTTTAATTTGCACAATATCTTCTTTTGTTAAATCAAAATAGTTGGCAAATTCTTTCCATTTTTGCCCATTATATTCCCCAAATTGTGGACCATTAATTATACCTTTATTATCAACTGCACGATAAACTTTTGCATAAGATGCTATTGGATTTTTACTATCAAATTTCCATAAAACTCGTCTGTTTAACACAGTTCTTCCTAATGCAGTTGGTTGAGTCCAAGCAATTACATTTCTCTTATCAATAACTTCACCACATTTATTTAAGGTCATTAAAAACTCAGGTGTTTTTCCAAGTCTTTTTCCTCCATGAGAAACAAACCCTTGAAACAATTCTTGTCCTTTATTATTAGTTATTGTTAAATGTGCTGGGTCTGCATGACAATCATCATAAAAACATCCGATAGATAGAACTATATTTTCCTTACCATTTAAAATTGTCAAAGCCTGTTCTTTTGTTATTGTCACACTTCCACCTCTTGACCCCCCATCATTTCCATTATCTAAATTTATTACTGGACTTAAAGTAATATTATTAGCATATAAAATAAAATTTGCATTACTACATTGATGACATTTACTTTCATCTTTCCACATTACACTTTGTAATGAATCCATAGGTGTTGAATAACACCATTCTCTTTTATAATCTAACGTGATTTTTAAATCAACTAAACAATCTATTGTTTCAGATTTGTTACCTTCAACACTTAAATCAATACTAATTGATTGACTATTAGTATATCCTGAAAAATCTTTAGTTAAACTTGAATTCCATTCAGGACCAATCGCCCCTAAATTATTTACAGGTAAAAAATTGGCGTTTTTAGGTAAAATTGTTTTTAAATAACTTGTTATAGTATCTCCTCTTTTTTGAGCTAAATCTCCAACATTAAACCCCTTTTGATTTGGAACTTTTGATTCTGATGCAGACACTTGAACATTTATTGATTGGTTTTCTGGAAATTGTTTAAAATATTCATCAATTTGAGGCTTAACCGCATTTATTTGATTTGTATTAAGATATTTTAAATCAAATTGTCCACTTGGAAATGTTTGAGAACCTAATGGTATTTTTTTAGGCTCCGACTTAGTTACAATTGTTTTTTTAAAAGAATCTTGTTCATTTAAAAGATATAAATTTTTTGTTGCAGACTCGTGAAGATTTAATATTCTAAATTTTTCATCTTCACTAATATTCCATGTTTGCTTAATCATGATGATAAATATATTGAAAATAAAAAAAGGGTCCCCATTGGGAACCCTTTTAGTATAATATAAGATAATGATTATCTCAATTCTCTTAAATCAAATGTTCTAACACCATCAACTGTAATTCTACCATAAAAACGGTTGTTTACCATCTTCTTAGCGTATCTCGTCATAATACCCTTAATCGGAGTAAAGTTGAACGGATTGTACATTGTTGGAGTTAATTGTAAAGGTACGTACGGTGCGTAGATGTAACCTGTATCTAACAAAGAAGTTCCTTTGTGTCCCATTAACACTTGGTTTGGTGGGAAGTAAGGGTCTCTGTAAACTTGGTAACGACCTGCTAATGTACCTACTCTTTCAATACCCATGTTGTATTGGTCTTGCTCAGGAGCTGCATTTGAAACGTGGAAATACTCCAAGTCATCAAAAATAGCACTGATTTCAGAAGAAACAACAATCCAGTTTGCTCCACCTCTTAATGTAGATTTGTGGATTTGAGCTGAAATTTGGTTGATTGCTGTGATTAAAGTTTGGTTCCAATCTTTTTGAGTATATGGAACTGCACTTGAACCCAGTCTCTTCCAACCATTATAATCCCATCTTAAGTTCCAAGCCGCTCCTTTACGTAAATCTCTTAAGATTTCACGGTCAATCTCAGCAGCAACTTGCTCAGATAATAAAGCTGTTAATTCAGCTTCAGCATCAATGTTGTGGAATGCTGCAACGTCTTGCGCCATTTCTGGAGACCATTGAGCTCTTAATTTTCTTTCAGTTACAGAAACTGTTACTGACATTAAATCAAATGAAACCTCACCAATTTTATCTTCAAATTCTAAATTCTTATAGATTCTATAAGTAGCTGTGAACGCATTGTCAGTAGCGGTAGAAGAAGAGAATGTAGAACCTGTGTAACCGTCCATAGAACCACCACAAGTAATACATACTGGTACTTGTAAATCAACCTCTAAATAAATTTTACCTGCAGCATCACATAAGTTGTCATATTGACCACCATCAGTTTTACTATTAGGGAATACTAATGTAGAGTTGTTATTACCATATTGTACAATACCTTTACCATATCTTTGAGTTACAACTCTGAATAAGTAAGGATTTGATGTGTTTGCAGAAGTTGTTGTGTTTCCAGCAACTCCGTAAACAGTTAAATCAGATAAGAAAGCCTCGTTATCCATTGGTTGACCGTCAGGACCGATTAACTTTCCAGCTCCGTCAGATGCAAAACCTGACATAACGATTAATACTTTTCTGTAATCAGAAAGAGTGTAAGCTGAAGGAACTAATTGGTCAGCTAACCAAGCAACAGTAGCAACATTCGCAGTAATTGCAGAATATTGTCCTTTAGAATAGTCAAATAAACCTGGAGGGTCTAATGCTGGTTCGTTACCTTCATAGAATCTATCGTAAAGGTCTTTAGTGTTGTTATAGTCATAACCACTATTTGGAGTTTGGTCCGCATTAGCGTTTGGTGCTCCATAAGGTGCGTAGTGTGCTCCGCTGTTAGCGTTAGAAAACGCTGGGTCATAAGACTGAATGTTAGGTACGAAGTAGAATAATTTACCAATTGGTAAGTTCATAGCTTGTACTGAAACGATGTCGTTTGCTAATAATTTAGAGAATACACGTCTAACGATTGGAAAAACCACAGTTTCAAATGCACCTGTATCAGATGTAGATGACGCTTCGTTAATTAAATACGATGCTTGGTTTTCATATAATTGTGCAACGTTTTCTCTCATGTGACCTTTAAGACCCTCTAAGAATCCTAATTTGTCCCATTTGTTGATTGTATCTTCTTTGATAACTTTAAGGTGCTTAAGACCGATGTTACCAACAAGACCTGATTCTAATAATGCTCCCATTTTAAAATATTTGTTTTGTTTTATTTATTTTATGTTTTACCCTAATTTACTCATCAAATCCTTCATTCTCATGAATTGAGGATTCTCGTAAGTTTTTGATTCAATTAAGGTAGTTGATGAACCTGAAGTAACTTGTTTAGTTAATTTTGTTTCAACTGATTCATTCATTGATTTTGTTTCACCTTTAGATAATTCACCTTTGATTGACTGATAAAGATTTTTAGATTCTTTTAAAGTTTCAACATCGTCAAATCTTCTTAAGATATTAATTTTCTCTTTCTTAGTAGTTGAATGCTCAGTGAACAATCTTGTAGCATATGCCAAGTTTGAGTTGAAGATAGCAACTTCGTTAAGTTTTTCTCTGAAAACATTTAACGCTTTTCTATATTCTTCATTCTTTTCTCTCAACATATTAACTTCTTCTTGAGTAGATTCTTTTTTAACACCACCTTTACCATAAACATAGTTTCTGTTAGGTGTGATGCCTTTTCTTAAACCTCTACCTTCTTTAGAACCCATTCCAAAAGTTCTAGCAGCTTCTTTAGTTTCTTCCTTTTCGAAAGCTTTTGTTTTTAAAGTGTCACCTTTTTTAGTAGTGTAATCTTTATCACCTTTAAAAGTTTTAGATTTATCACCCTTATTCATTCCGTAATCACCTTCTTTTGTTTCTGCCTTAACAACTTTGGATTTTCCTTCCATATTTGCACCCTTTTTGTATTCGAATTTTGCCTTACCAGTACCTACTGATTTAGGACCTTCTTTTTTGTCCTCTTTAAATCCACCTGCAGCTTTAGTCTTATAAGTGAATTTAGGTCCTGAGCCAATTCCAACACCTTTAGGTTTTACTGTAGACTTTCCTTCTCTAACAGTTCTTCTTTGGTTGTAAGATTCGTCCAAATCTTCGTCGTCATCATCTGATTCCATCATTTCATCATCATCTGATTCCATCATTTCATCATCATCTGATTCCATCATTTCATCATCATCTGATTCCATCATGTCGTCATCATCTGATTCTTCTTCGTCGAATTCGATTTCATACATAACTTCGTCTTCGTCATCTTGGTCTACTTCGATATCTGAAGCGTCACCGTCTTTACTAAAAATAGCGTTAATCACATCTTCTGTGTCAACATCCATTTCGTCGATTTCATCTACATTCATAGTTTCATCTAAATTTGTGTCTTCTTCAGACTCACCAAGCTTAACAAGATATTCTTCATCAGAGTTGCTATCAGTTAAGTGAATGTCGTCACCATCTTTTTTTACGATGATTCCGTCATCTTCACCCATTGCTTTAAACACCTTAAGAATTTCTTCGTCAGAAGCGTCAGTTAAATCTATTGGACTTTCTTCAGAGTCTACGTCCATGTCTAAATCTAAGTCCATGTCCATATCGTCTTCATTATCAGTATCCATGTCAACGTCTACATCTTCTGTATCGTCATCCATGTCTACATCTAAATCAACCTCTTCTTCATCATCTTGTTCTGATAGAGATTCTTTTACTAATTGATTGATTTCTTCCTTCATAGTTGAAGCAAGTATTCCTTTTGCATTTTCGGCAATAGCCTCTTCAACGTTTTTCATTTGAATGAGTGCCTCTTGTACTAATGATTTATTTTCTTGCATGAAAAAATTGGTTATTTTATAACTAATAAATAGTGCTAATATGATAAAAGTTTATTTTACGCATACCACACCAAAGTTTATTTATTTAATATAAATATCCACCAAACAAAAAAAGTGGTCATAAGACCACTTTTATAATTTTTTTTAATTCAATATTAGTTTTCAATAACTTCATCAATCTTACTCTCAGAAACTGAAGTGATTCTCCAATCATGAGTGAATCCCTCATATTTCTTCGTAACTTTTGCCTCAACATCTGTTACAGAATAACCTTTAACTAATTTTTCTTCTCTAATTTTTTTAATTTTTCCTGAATTTTCATCGGGTAAATCATACTGAATTTTTGCAACAAAATACTTTTCTTCCATACGTGTGTTTTTTTATTTTCCTAAAAAATTGTTTAATTTTTTCATTAAGTCAACTGACTTCTCAACATATCCGTTATTTTGTGTGTGTTTTTTTTCTTCATCTAAATTTTCTTCATACTTTGTTCTATCTTCAGGGTTTGAAAATAAATAAGCACCAGGTGTTGATGGAGATGATACTAAATCAAAACAAATTAATTCAAAATCATCTTGTACTTCATTTCTTTCTCCGACTTTCTTAAGTGAACCAACACCTCTTGAGGAAACTCCCATAGTAACTCCTTGTCTCATTAAATTTGCTGCTTGGTCACCTTTGGTTGATACGATACCTCTTTCGTGAAATCCTGGTGAAGTTAATAATTTTAACTTACCCATTAAGATATTTCCTTCCCACCAAATGTCTGTAATTAAATGGGCAACTCTATCTAAATCAATTAATGAAGATTCAGGGTGATTTAATTCTGAAGTTGATAATCCTTTCGCAATTGCTTTCTTATAATTTTCTGCTTCTCTTTTAAGAATTCTTTCAGGATAAGTTCTACCATTTCTATTTGGTGTATCGTATTTTTGTAGAACTGCATAAAATTCAAATGGATTTCTATAGTCCATTTCTTTAGCTTCTCTTAGAACTTTTTCATTACGTTCATCTTTAGGTGATACCCAACCTGCGTCAGCCTCAACTAAAATACCGTGACCAAATTCGCTAGCTTCTAATATTCTTAAATTTTTCATCTAATCTTTTATGATAAATATACCGTTCTTAATAGTTTATTAATCATCCGTCTTTTTTGAAGTTGAAAATTCAAAGTATTTGTTTGGTTGAATGTTATTTCTGAATACAGATTTAACTATTGTTTTGATAGAATCTTTGATTTCTAAAGATTTGAAATCTATTTCAGATGTAGTGTATAAATTAATTTCTAAATTGAAAAATGATTTTTTACCGTGTGAAATTCCACTTGTTCTGAGGTCCAAATCTACAATACTTCTTTCTTGAAATAATTTTGTGTTGATTGATTCAAACACTGAATGTTTTATTTCCCTTCCTAAATTGGAAACAATTCGATTCCAATTATCGTATTCTTTTTTTGGTGTTACCCATGATTGTATGTTTATGTATACTGATTTTAAGTTTTTTGAATCTACTGTTCCGTATACTGATTTAATTGGATTGTATAAATTTAACTTTACACTCTTTCCCTTTTTCATTAATTTTCATGATTAAGTATGTTTATTTTCTACGAAATAATAGAGTATTTATACTTAATAGTCAAAAAAATTTTAAACCATTATGATAATCGTAAACATTAAAAACGGGGATAATATTGAAAGAGCCCTTAAGATGTTAAAATCTAAAGTAATTAAAACTAAACAAACACAACAGTTAAATAAGAGAAAAGAATATATAAAAAAATCTGTGGTCAGAAGAGCACAGATTTTAAAAGCAAAATATATTCAGAGTAAAAAAATCAATTAAATTGATTCTTCAAGATTTTTTAACCTTAAAAAATTCATTTGGTCAAATTTTTCATCTTTTAATTTAATGATAGTTTCAGAAATTCTTGATTTAATTTCCGATTCATTTTCATTCTCCATAATAATTTGTAATTTATTTATCGCACTTTCACGAATAGTTTCAAATTTTGATTCAAGAATTTTTGTATCTTCAGACACAATTTGTATAAATTCTTTTTTAGAATTTTCGTCCAAAGTATCAAGATAATTTTTTAATGTTTGATTTGCAATATTAACCATAGACTTAACAGGGATGTTAATAGATTCTTTAACTATTTCAGGTTTTGATGTTAAAATTGCAACGATGTTTTTCTTTGATTGAACTCTTTCTAATAAATTTAATTTTTGAGTATAAACTAACGTATCAATATCCCTATAACCATTTTTAACTGATTCAGATACAGTTTTTGGTAATTTAATACTTGGCAAAACTTTTTGTAATAACAATATACCTTCTTCTAAAAACTCTTTAGCATCGTGTTCATTTAACCCTTGAGGTGTACTCAATTGATTATATAAAGAATATGCTTTTGACATAGATTTATTATTCAACACGTTGTGTTTGAATTCTCTTAATGTCTTCTTAAATTCCTTTTCATTCTTGTAGGATTCAAGTAGATTGTTTTCAATTAGGGATTTAACGGTTCCAAAGGTCATTTTGCTCATTTTCAAATAAATATTATGAATTTAATAACTTATCTAATTCTTTTGAAATTTTCCCTAAAGATTCTTGAGCTTGACCTAAATCAATCATTCGAGACCCTTCAATTAAGTTGTTTTCAACTAAAATGTTCATGTCTTTCATTTTAGATTCTGGTGTTAATGGTGGTTCCCCTCCTGCTGGTGGAGCTTCCGCTGGTGGAGCTTCCGCTGGTGGAGCTTCCGATGGAGGTGGTGGTTCAGATGGAGAACTAAATGATGGTGGAGCTCCTAATTCTTCGGTACCTCCTGGTGTTGTTTCGGCTCCTGCTGTAGATGTTGCCCCTGTAGTACTTCCATATAATTTATCTATGTTATCAAATAATCCTGTTTTAGTAATAACTGTAGGAGTTGCTTTAAGTTCTTCTCCAACCGCTCTTTCAACTCTTTGTTGTTGCAAATCCAAACGAACTTCTTCATCGGACCAACCAAAGATATGTTTCTTAGCCCATGTTGATGATGTCGCTTGAATACCATTTCCTGGGTCAGATACTAAATCTTTATACAATAATACTTTTTCTTTCCAAACATCAATCTTTAGTAAATCCGCTTGAGTTGACGGGTTTGTAAGACCAATAGTAAAGTTTGAAAGTTCATCTTCAAATCCTAATAAGAATAAGTGAACAATCGCAATTTTATTTAACTCAGCCAACATACTCTTTTGGATTCTATTGATTGTACGAGCAAATCTAATGTCTTGTAATGCTAAATTTTTACCATCACCAACAACCTCTTCAAATCCTAAGAATGCCTTAGGTACACGAAGTGCTGTTAATAATTTCTTTTGGATATATTCAATATCCGCAATCTCTGATAAGTTAGTAGCTCCAGGTAATGTTGTAATTGGGTCTGGTGCTGCTGGGTCTCTTACAGGAATAAAATAATCTTGGTCAACCGCCATTTGGTTGAATCTCATATCCACGTTACCTGTCTTTTGGTCAACAATTTGTTCTCTTTTGAATTTGTTTGCCACACGGTTTACGTATGCTTCAACATCGTCATCATTCATATTACCTACAAACACTTTGAACATTCTTCTTTCAGGTGCTCTTGATGTACGATAAATCAACATCGCATCTTCTGATAATAATAATTGTTTCCAAATTCTTCTCGCTTTTTCTAACATAGAAGTACCATAAGGAAGTTTTCTATCATCACCTAACAATCTAAAATGGGCAATTTCCCATGATTGGAATTCCATGTTTTTATTCTTCCAAGTAAAGTGAAGGGCTTTTTTATCTTTGTCTAACTCTTGGGTAATATCTACAGATATTTTTGCAGTAACTCCAACTTCATGTCTTTCAATCTCAATTGTTGGTAATTGTTGCACACCAACTACACCTTTCTCAGGGTCTAATTTTAAGTAAACAAAGTTATCACCGTACTTACAAGTGTTTCTTGTCCACATAGGTAAGTTGGTATTGATATCAAGTGAGTTGTTAAATAAGTCGGCTAATACACCTTTAATTCTTTTTGACTCAGAATAAATCTGTAAGATAAATCCATCCTCATTTGTTGTTGTAGATTCTTCAGCATAAATGTCTAATGCCGCTGAAATTTCAGGAGTATATTCCATCGATTCATAATCGTATTGTGCCGATAATCTTGATGGTTCATAATAAATCGCTTGTGAGTAAAGGTTGTTTTCAACTTTAGCCCATTGATTTGTTAGGTAAAAAGTTTGTTGAGCTTGTAATTTTTCTCTTTCGTATTCTTCTCTGCTTTTGGTGCGTAATAACTCCTTTTTATCAAACTTGAAAGTTGGATAATCTTGTTGTAGAAGTGAGTTCGGACCAAATGTTTGCGACAGTCGTTGCCAAACCGTCATATTTTGTTCTGCCATAATGTAAATTTACTTGTTACCTTGATAATATAAATACTTATCGTTAACGAAATAACCAAGAGTATTTTTCATAGTCAGTACGAGATGGACCTTGATTTATTGGGTTTTGTCTTCCCATCTGAGGTACAAGTGGATTGAAGTATTCTGATGTATTTTTATTCTCACTAATTGCCGTAGACCAAGAATTTAACATCGCCTTTGTATGATTTACAACTTTCTCTAAAGATTGGAATGATTTATCGGCAACATAAATAGCCATAGAGATGCTCATAATACAGTCATCGTGATGATTTTTTTGGTGGTCAGGTCTACCATTAATATAAACAAAAGTATTCATTTCATTGTATAATCTACTTGAATAAATTCTAAACTTATGTCTCATAGATTCTTCAAATGATGCAATAATTTGAACCCTTTTACTATTAAAATTAATACCTGGTATTTTCTCATTCATTTTGGGGTCAAACTTCCATTTGTTTGTTGTATCAACATTATCGACATACATTCCTGATTGATATCCCATTTCTTGCATCTTTCTAGCAGTTGCAACCCCCATACCTCCTGTTAAATCAACTACACAGTACGCGTTGTACATTGTACCCCATTTATAAGCAATCTCCGCCAGGATGTCAGGAGGTACCTTACCAACGTATTCTAATGCTTGTTCTCTTGCGTCAAAATCAATAATTTGAACACATGAAAAATCTTCTGAATCCCCTCTTGATACGTCAACTCCCATCACATACTTGTGTCCATTAACTGGTTCTTTAAAAATCCAAAGTCCTCCACCCATCATTTTTGCTTGGGGTTCTTTAACTTGGTTTTGAGCTATATCTGTCATCATCTCAGAATCAAATACATTATCACCTGAACCTAAGAAATTACATTCCAATTCCTGAGCCACTTTACGCCTATCGTATTTTAACTTCTTAACCATACCTTCAAACCAAGCAGAACATGGTTTGTACCCTTGTTCAATATAGTTTGTAACTATTGAATGGTCTCTGTCATATGGATTTTCCATTGATAAATCAATAACGACTTCGTCAAGATTGTACTCTTCTCTATTCAAAAGAAAGTGAACCAAATCATTAGTTTTAACCATATACAAATCCTTTGTATATCGTGGGTCACGGTACCAATACATTTCAGTAACTTTGAAATCATTCATACCTCTCAAAGATTGGTCGTAAATTTCATAGTAGATTGGGTCATATCCGTTTGGAGTTGATACTACAATCACTTTACCTCCTGTAGATAAGGATGCCATACAGGCCGCCCAAAAATCTCCGTCAGCTTCAATATAAGCCGCCTCATCAAATATCAAAATGGTAGGGGTATAACCTCTCAGAGCATCTCGTGATGTCGCAACGGCTTTAACCTCACAACCATTTGTTAATTTGAAGTGTCTTTGTGCATTTTTTTCGGGGGAAAAAGTGACTCCAACCCATGAAGGCCACTGTTCTGTAAACCCTCTAACCTTATTTGCCATCTCTACCGCAGTATCTAACTTGTTTGCGATTATAAGAATCTTTTCAGGTTTATTCTTTTTGCCAAAAACTATTCTTTTTGATGCCCAAGCGGCGGTAACTGTTGAAACCCCTGCTTGTCTGTATTTTAAAGCAACGTTTTCATTAAAATTATCGTAATCTTCAATTAATGTAATTTGGTCTGGAAATAAATCTAATGGAACGTATTTTGATACTGTATTATCGTAAGTCTGTAAATAAGTACGAAGTGCGTAAGGAGTATTCCTCATGCACTTCGTTACTTCTATAATTAATTGTTCTTTATTCACAAGAGTTAAGTTATTTAGGTCTTGAGATACCCAAACTACTAAAGAAATCATCTAAACCATCATCTTCATCTTCATCCTCAATGTCGTTTTCTTCTTTGTAGTCTTCATACTCACTTTTCAAATTTTGAGCTTCCTTCATAATTTCTCTAAATTTAGAAGTTGCTTTTTTAACCTTTGACTCATCTTCAGAAATTGCGTTTCCGATAATTTCTAAAAATTCCTGTGCAGGTACTTGATATAACAAAATTTGGAACCAGTTTATTAAACCTTTGTTTGAATCGCTAAACATTTCATCAGGCATTGCATGTCTGAATTTTTCAACAATTTCAGGTCCTATTCTTAATTGCATTGGTTCATTAGATAACACATCTACTGCGCCTCTTACTTTATCTCTAATATTTTTATTTTGTGAATGGCCGTGTCTACCTTTAGCCTCTTCCAATCCTTTAATAATTTCATGACATAAAATAGGGAATATCATTCCAACTGCAACAATTTTTGTATCTGGCTTTTCTTCATCATCTTCTTCACCTTCTTCGCCGCCTTCTTCTTCTTCATCATCATTATTCTCTAAAGATACTTTACCTGCAACACCTTGACCTGTTTGACTCATCATTTCAATCATTTGTTCCATAGTAAAATACATGAAATCGTTGATTGCCATAATTCCTAAATAGTCTCTATAGAGAGATGGGTCTATTTCATCTAATCTTGCTTTAATATCAGGTTTTTGAAAAAGGTAATGTCCTCTTTTTGCAGCGCCTTGAATGATTGCATTTATTATATTTCTTTTATGTTTTTCTAATTCTAATTCTTCTTCATCAGTTAAATCTTCAACATCAAATGACGGAATTTCCAATTCATCTTTTTCCTCTTCATCTTCTTCATCATCTTTTGGTTCTTCAGGTGCATATCTAAAATCTGAAACATCAGGTTGTTGACCTAAATGAGGTTCTATTACATACCATCCTTCGGGTACTTCTTGTTCTTCTAAACTAGCGTCAACAGCTAATTGTTCAAGTTCATCTTTATGAGCGGATTCAATTGACATGATATTTCTAAGCTTGCCCATCATCTCATTATAAATCATTCCTTGAACTTGTTGAGAATTAATATTTCTATTACCAACAACTTCTTTTAACTTATCCGCCACTTTACCGAATCTTTGACTTACCAATCTTTGTACGTCAGCAACTCCCTTTCTCATTGCAGGATTTTGTGCATATAAACTGTCAGGACTAGCCAATTTTTTTTCCAAATTTGGGTCCATTCTTTCGGGTCTATCACCGTAATCTAACTGTTCTTTTAATTTTTTTGCCATTTTCTTATTTTTGTAAAAGTTGCATAATAACATCTATAACCTCTTTTTTCGCCTGTTCAGGTGATATTTTTTTTGCCTTTGGAGATTCTTTCTCGCCAGGATTTGGATTCTTGCCTGGATGTGCAGGTCTTTGAGGTTTTGTACCAGGTTTTGTTGTTGGTTTGGTTGTTGGTTTTGTTGGAGCAACTGCAGGATTTTGTTCTGCAACCTCTTTTTTAGCCTTTGGAGCCTCTTTTTCACCAGGATTTGGATTCTTACCTGGATGTGCTGGTTTTTGAGGTTTTGTACCAGGCTTTGTTGTCGGACTTGTCTTTGGTTTTGCAGGTGCAGTTTCAGTATTGGAACTTTTACCAAATGATTGTAAGTGCTTTGTTGCAAAATTTTCACCTTCAGACAGATGTCTAATTAAATCACCTTTAGTTATTCTTGGTGGTAAATTTTTTTCTACAATTTTCATAATTTGATTTTCAATAAACAAAGATACAGGATTTTTTCCTTCTGCCAATTGTTTTTTTACTGATTGTACACACCTTTCAAATTTTCTTGTTCTTTTAGGACCAACTTGTGCATGACATATCGCCCACGGATTTGGTTGTCCTGGTTTAAGGTCAGATTCACTTTCAAACATACCCATACCATCATCTTCATTACCAAATCCATCATCAGATGATGGACCTACTTGTTTTGGGTCTTGAGTTTCAGTATCTTTATTTGGGTCAATAGTAACTTCCTCTTCTTCCTCAAGTTCTTTTTCATACATTTGAAAAGGTTTTTTTTCACTTTTCAATTTGGCAATTGTTGAAGTGTCCGATTTAGACACATTAATTTGTTCATAAACTATTTTTTTATGAAGTGTGTTGATTTGAGATTCATCTAATTTACTAACAGTACTAGATGACAATCCTTTTTCAATAAGTTCTAACGATTTTTTATTAATTTTCATAAACTACTTTCTTTTCAAATTCTAAAATCAAATCTCTTTCATAGAGTTTGTCTTTTATTTCTTGTTCTGTCATTCCAAATCTAAAGACCATACGTTTTTGTGAGTCTTCTTCATCAGGCTCCCATGCTAATGCAATTACATCGTCAATTGCATCTACCATAGAAAAAAAATCGGAGTTCTGAATCAATTCCAATTTTATATCAGTATTTCTCAGAACTCCTACTTTTTTAATATATTTTAACTCAGGAGGACTAGGATAACCATTAGATGGTTTACTTTCCCACGATTCTCCCCACACATCCAAACTATCAGAGAATATGAATTCGTAAAGATTGTCTCCCTTATAGTTGGGTCCTAAACCGTTTACGTATATCAAACTACTCATATTACAAGATTTGTCCTTCAGGTGTTATTTTAACTTGTTTACCTTTGTTTTCAAAAACTAAGTTTTTCTTATTTGTTTTACCAACAATCTTAGCTGATGAATTTTTAGTTAAGAAATTTTGTGATGCTAATTCTTGTTCTATAGATTCTGTTAACTTAACAATTTCTTTCATTTGTTTTCTAACTTCAGAAATCTTAGCTAATTTCTTCTTAGCAACTTTTTCTCTGCTTTCCATGATTTCTTTTTTAGATATTTCAAAATATTTTGAAATAACTTTGTCAACTTTTGACTCACCAAAAATATGGTCTACAACCATTCCATTTCCATAATCTTCTTCCATTTCACTTTCCACTGGAACGTCCATATCAGCTTGAATGTCTTCAACTTCACTATCATCAGTTAAGTCTTCTCCACCCATATCATCACCACCTAAATCTTCAGAATCTTCGTCAAATTTACTGATGATATCTTCTTTGTCTTCTTCGCTTAATGATTTTAAATCTAAAGATGAAATAACCATATTAATAACATATTTGATATTTTCAGAAGTCATTCCTTCTTCATTATCTAATGTTCTAATTTTTTGTGTTAATTTACCAGTAAGTTTTTGAATTGTTTTAAAAGTTACTTTTTCTTCACCTCCATTATCTTCTCCACCTTCTTCAGGTACGTCAATATCTGCGTCAACATCAACTTCATCACCTTCAGGTCCCATTTCAGCATCAACATCTATATCTTCAATACCTGCATCACCCATTGGAGATGCTGGTAATTCAGGAGCTGGTACTGCTGGAGGTGCCATAGGTGGAACCGATGCCTCCATAGGTGCTGGAGCTGGCATTTGTGGTTTTGGAGTTTTTAACGTAAATTTTTTTTGTTCACCAAACATAGAAACCTCTTCTTCGTTTTCGTTAAGTCTATTCAACTCACCCGCAACAAGGTTTAATCTTTTTAATGCTTGAGAATATGATGAATAATATTTTCTATTTTTCATCGGCTCAATATAATCTGTTTCAGATTCTGAGATAGTTTTTTTGATAATATAACCTTGTCTTTCTTTTACGATTTCATAGTTATTACCATCAGCTAAAGTTCTATTATATTCAGTCTTAGCAGTTTCATTTATATTTGATGGAGTTGTCTCATTAAAACGAGCGATTTCCATAATTCTATTTATTTTATCTTGGCCTTGTAACTTTTCACTTCCGATTGGTTTTAAATTTGCCATATCTTGTATTTTTTATTTATTGTTAATTGTTTAATCCTTGGAATCCTCCTAATGAGATTGCGTTTAGTTGTATAATTACTTCGTCGCCATCCTCACTTGTCATTACTTGATAAGGTACAGTTGCTCCTGAAGGATTCATATAAGTACCACCACTAACATTACCTAACATGCCTATAGTATATTGATATTGTTGGTTCACATATTGAACAAATCCAATAGTTACACTTGGTGTTGGAGTTGATGTTGGAGTAGTGTTTGGAGTACCTGTTGGTGTTGGAGTAATTGCCGCAGTTCCTGTTGGAGATGCGGTTATACTTGGTGTTGGAGTTCTTGTTGCAGTATTAGTTGGTGTTGGAGTTCTTGTTGCAGTATTAGTTGGCGTTTGAGTTTGAGTTGTTGTTGGAGTATTTGTTGGAGTTTGAGTATTAGTTGTTGTATTTGTTGGGGTTTGTGTATTAGTAGGTGTTGGAGTTGGAGTCTTAGTTGTAGTATTTGTTGGGGTTTGTGTTACTGTTGGTGTGTTTGTTGGCGTTGTAGTTACAGACGCAGTTGGGGTTGGAGTAACATCACCTAAACATTCTAAACATGTGTTCCATGGTCCATTAAATATTGTGGCAGTTGATGATAAAGGAGTGTCAATTCCATCACCAATAGTATAACAAGCGTTATTTCCATTGATAATTAAGTCATAAATTTTACCAATAATAAGTGAATTCTCGGACTTGATAAACAATTGTGCCGAAGAATTACAATACGATGCTATATAATAATTGAATGCCATCTAATTTTTTCTTTATAAATATATGATTAATAGGAATAATTTAATTATTCTTCAATTGTTCTCTCTACAGACAGTTCTTTATCAACAACTTTGTTAGATTTGTCAAATAGTTTTTGAATATGTCCAGACCTACGTAAAAATTTAAAAACAAGATTTTCGTATGATAATTCACCTTCTTTTTCAAGACCTGATTGTCGATAATCTTTTAACTTACTTTTAATATTATCTAACACTTCTGTTTCATCGGACTCAAGAGCTTTGTCAATTTTTTCAGTCCAATTTTTAATTTTGGTTTCAAGAATGTCCTTATCTATCTCAGTTTTAAATTTTTTAGGCTTACTAATCCATTCGTCATTCATTACAGAGTATACTCCTGAAGCGTAGTGAGATTCTTCCGTATCTTGAGCATATAATTCAACATCATATCCATATATTTTAATGTTGTGTTTGTCATTAAAAACTTGTTTTTTTAAATTGAATAATTCTTTGTATAATTCGGAGTCATCCTCATATTGTTGTAAGTCGACAATGACGTGAAGGTCAAAGTCTGAAAATTCAGACCAATTAAAATTTGATAATGAACCTGTTAGTACAACATCTTCCACAAAAACGTCATCTCCTAAGTATTCAATAAACTCATCAGCAATGCACTCAAGAGCCTTCCTAACTTTAGGAATCATCTTTGATTTATTAGGGTCTTCAGGATTTTCCCAAACTTTAGGGTTCAAAGTTTTTTTAACTGAAAAACTATTAAGTATTTGTTGGAAGTTACTCATCCTATATAAATACTACAGTTTCTTATACTTGTACTTCTTTGAAATGTCTGTTGTAAAATATTTTCCTTGTGATTCGGCCTTTCTGAACGCAGTGTATGACTGGTGAGGTACTCCCTCATATTCATATTTGAACCCGTTATTAAACTCAACGACTAGCTTACTTGTTTCAGTGTCGTATTCTGTTTTTTTAATGTTTGAGGATTTGATTTCATTAATAATCTTCGTCCCCTTGATTTCCTCTTTCGTTATTGCCATGATTTAATGGTGTTAATTCATCTATTTTATTTAATAACGGCATGATGTATTCATTTAAATCATCCATTTGTATTTTAAAACCATAATCTTTAATTTGTCTAAATAAAGCATTTTTTTTGCTGGTAAACCTTTCACGTAACGTCATCATCTTAAATGTAGGTTGCATGAACTTACTTAATTGTTCTTGACTAAATCCCTCCTGCTGTAGATGTTGTCTTAGTTCAAGGTAAGTGTCCAATAATTCTCTCAGAGTGACACTACTTTCTAAAAATTTCTCAAATGGTTTCATTCTTATAAATATTAATCCCCTACTTTTTGGTGGAGGATTATTTTACTTTTTAAAACTTCTTAATTGGTTTCTAATTTCAATTGATTTTTCAAAGTTTTGTTCTTCAATCGATTTTTTTAATTCCAATTCAAGTTTTTTGATAGTCTCTTGGTTTGACTCAAAGTTTTTAATTTGGTCTCTAAGTTTAACCGCAGTTTCAAAATCTTCATTTTCAATTGCCATCTCAAGTTGAGATTTTAATCTTTCAATTCCTTGTTCCGATTTTGACGGGTCTCCTCCTCTATAATAGGTGGTCACTTTTATTGTACCATCATCAGATACTCTACTTTGTGATTTCCACTCGCCATGAGTTAAATCAAATTGAGTGAACATGTCGTCAAACACTTTAAAGATGTCGTTGTAATTTTTTCTGTTTCCAAACATAATTTTATTTTTTTTAAATGAAATTTATTAATTACTTTTGTAGTGTACAAATAATATACCAACTGACTCTTTATGTCAAGATGTCAGGTGAAATAAATATAAACTGACAATTTGACAAAATATTTGGAAAAGTCCAATATTTGATGTTACTTTGTAAAATAAATATAGAAACATATGAATG